GGTTAGCGAGCCAATACCGCCTGTTGATATTGTCTACAGGTCGACGAACGTAGAAAGGAGTAACGTCAGCCCCGCTAAAGTAGTGTTTACCACAACTCTCGCGGAATGGACCACTATAGAAAGTTTTCTTCTCATTCGGGATAAACCCGATGAGAGCGATAGCCTCTAATATGTGTTCCACGTACTCGGTAGGGACGACAATATCGTCCCCATATACGAGCGGCTGACGACCCTTCCATCCATGTTGGTCTAACACCGATGAGCAGATGGCCCAGAAAATCAGGGTCTCTAACTCAAAGTTGAAGCCATTCCCCATGGATGAAAACTTCTGGTAAACGACTCGTTCACCAGAGGGAAGAACTCCAGAGGGAGAGCGGCTCTGCTCAAGAGCCTCAAACCACCTGGCAGGCAGGAGCGATCTGACGATTTCGAAAGAAACAGTGTCAGACGCCATAGACAGGTCGATTGTTGCCACCCGACCGTCTATACTCCCTTCCTTAGCCGCAATAGCGTTATGCTGCTGCGAATCTGGGAGGAGAAGACCTACTCTGTTAAGACGTTTCCGTAGCATACGACCGATTCCGAGTTGAACAATCAAGTTTAGCTCAGGTTCAATCGCAATGACACGGTCCGTCTTAGCGTTCTTCGGGACAGAGGTAACCATGTTTCCAAGCACACATTCGAGATAGCCCCGGTTCCATCCAGGAAAAGAAGCAACCATCTTTTGTGCGATTGGGAACAAGTCGTGCGTTACGTGAGGTATACCTCTAAACTTGTAATACACGTCACGCTTGGAGCGACCCAGTCGGGTCGTAGCGCCACGACCCCAGTATGAGAACTGGAAGACCTCAGGCCACGAGAACGGACCTAACAACCACTCGATTTTCCGCATTGCCGCTAACAAAAGCGGATGCGCTGGAATGCCAACAGTGGCACGTCCAAGAGAGGACAGTAGGCGTCGATTCGTATCCTTACAAAGTCTTTCAGCCTCGGAGAATTTGGTCAGGGCCACGTTCTGCAAATCGACACCCAAGTCCCATGCGGGATACTTGGACATCATTTCTGCAGACAGGTAATCCCGGCCAAACGTATCTGCATTCGTATAATCCATTGGATTGACGGAAGCAGACACAGTCTTCAGAAAGTCGCCAGTTTTGATATTCTCGGCGATACTTCTGGAGAACTCCGTACCGCACAACGTAAACATTCGCTGTGCA